TACCGATGAACGTGTTTACTGTAGAGATGATTGTCCGGGGGAACGGAGAGCTACATACATGACAGTACTACCGTATAACCCTGCGCCTACAGATCCTCGTTCTGTTGCGGGGATGATGAGCAACTTCGACGTTCTACGGGATGCACTGGACGCTCACTTGGCTGTGCCGGGGGCTGGGTTCGCTGCGGCGGGGAAGAGCATCATCAACACTGCCGAGGTCTGTACGAACGGGGTCTACGACTTCCTCGGGACGGATGACGTGGTGAACGGCATCACCATGCCTACCGATGGTCTGCTGGCAATCTGGTACAAGGCGCAGTGGAGATATGACGGGAACGGTGGGGGCCGGGCGGCCGTGTTCCTGAACAACACTCAGCTACAGATGGCGCACGGGGCGGCGAACTCTCCGAACGTGCAGTCCGCATTTACGGGGGGGACTAGTGGTAAGTATGCAGTACTGTCCACATTTGAGGGTGGGCTGGCGGCGCTCACTGCTCGAGATGATGTGGCGTCTGGTGATGTGTCTACGGGTCAGATTGTAGGCGGGGCGAGCGACTTCACGTGGGACCTGCTAGCTGAGGTCGGCACTGAGGCTGGGACCATCGCGGAGAACACTCGGGTGTATTTCGGTGGTCCTGTGTGGGTGTTTGCTGCTGCGGGGACGTACAACGTGGGAGTAAAGTTCAAGAGGACCGGGGCTGTAGGGGCATCTATCACAGTAAGAAATCGTAAGCTCTGGGTAGCGTCTCTTGCCTTTTAGCCTCCCGCACAAGAGTATCAAGGACCAGGAGACTCGAGAGAATTTCCAGGCAATTGAGTCAGCACTATTTCTCCCGCTGCCTGAGTTTCCTAATGGACAGGGTCCCAGACCACCACTCTCAGGTATATCTCTGTTCGCTCAGGACAACGGGGCAGGTAAGACGAAACTCATGGTCCAGTTTCCCACGGGGTCTGCTGTACAGGTTGGGATAGAGCCGTGATCGTCAAGCCTAAAGCTGTAGAGATCAAGCTCCCGTATCAGCCTCTGCCTAAGCAGAGTGAGTTCCACGGGAGCAATGCGAAGTACCGCGCGTTCGGAGGGGGGTTCGGAAATGGTAAGACCTCGGGAGGATGCTTCGAGGCCTTCATGCTCAGTATGGAGTATCCCGGAACTGAGGGGCTCATCGCGCGCAAGACCAGGCCGGAGCTCAAGGCGACTACGCAAAACGTATTCTTCAAGGGAGGAGGCGGTGATCCGGATCGCGGAGACTGGACTGGCTGTCCTCCGGAACTCATCAGAAAGTTCAACAAGACTGAAGGGCGTCTTGAGCTCATCAATGGGAGTGTCATCCACTTCTGGCCCCTCGACGAACCAGAGAAGTTGACGAACCTGAACCTCGGCTGGTATCTTGTAGATCAGGCAGAAGAAGTGGCTGAGGACATGTTCCTCATGCTGAATGGCCGTCTGCGTAGGCGTAGGTCACCCCGCAAAGGGATGCTGCTGTTCAATCCCAACGGGCACGACTGGATCTACAAAAACTTCCACCCATCGCGGGCCTTGTCGTCTGACCATCACCTGATCCACGCGACTACGCTCGACAACCCGACACTGCCTGCGGACTACATTCAACAGTTCGCCCACTACCCGAAGGCGTGGCGCGAGCGGTTCATGATGGGCTCCTTCGACGTGTTCACTGGGCAGATCTGGCCGGAGTTCAACCCAGACGTCCACATCATCCGCCCGTTCGATATCCCACCGTGGTTCGAGATAATTGAGGGCATCGACCATGGCAAGCGTAATCCGACTGCAGTGCTGTGGGCAGCTTTCGATGAGGCTGGGAACTGCTTCATCATCGACGAGCACTACCAAGAGGGTTGGCTTGTAGGGCGTCACGCAGAGGCTATCCTTCACAAGCGTAGTGTTAGGTGGGGCAGCCCGAACTACACGGTGATCGATGCTTCTGCTGCGGCTGAGGACCCGAACACTGGGAGAAGCGTGATCGATGAGTACTGGGACTACGGTATCAGTACCATGCCGTCTGACCGTCACAAGATGGCGAGGATCAATCGTGTAGCTGAGTGGCTGCGTCTGGACCCTAAGCATCCGCATCCTCTGACTAACGAGTACGCAGACGAACCTGACGTAGACGAGTTCGAGGACCCAGAGAATCCACTGGACTGGGGGTACCCTCACCTCTACATCTTCGCGAATTGCACTAACCTGATCGAACATCTTCCGCAGTATAAGTGGAAGCCTAAACCCCCCACACAGGAGGCGGATCCAAAAGAAGAACCGCTCAAGAAGGACGACCACGACGTTGACGCCCTGGGATATATTCTAATGACGAGGCCGAGACCCGCCGAAGCTCCTATCAAGCACCAAGGGCTGGATGCGAGGAGCCAGGCGTATTGGGAGAAGATTCAGAAACAGCGGCGTAGGTCAGAAAACCGAGGACATTCAAAACTGGGAGTCGAAGCATGAGATGGGTTAGACGAACGGGGATGCATCTGAAGCCATATGCTTGTGTAGCCTGTGGCAGCAGCGCCACGCCCGTGGACGGAGTGATGGAGGAAGCTTACTTCCGTGAGGGGCTAGACGTGAACTGGGGGGACTCAGTGTTCCTCTGCAAGTCCTGCGTGTGGGTACTGGGCCAGCTCGCGGGATTCCTGGACCCCGAGCAGGTGGATGACCTGGCACGTAAGCACCGGGACCTCGAGGAGGAGCTAGCCGAGATCACAGAGGAGAGGAACAAGCTGAGGGGCCAGGTCAGGCGGATTCTCGATGGTAGCAAGGCGATGAAAGAGGTCAAGGCGACGAGGTCCAAGCCTACGAAGAAGGTGTCCGCATGAGCAATACTAAGTTTATCGGTCAGGTTGCACTAGGATCTGCCACTGCTGTGAATCTGGGAGATATCTTCACAGGAGAGATGGGGGGAAACTCGTTCGCTCTGAAGTGCGTCAGTGGGAGTATCACAATAGGGTTGACCAACGCGGTGACTGCAGCGAACGGGTGGCCTCTGTCCACTGGTGAAGTCCTTGCTGTGGGTGAGCAAACCTTCGCAGATCTCTACGCCATCGGTGGTGCTGCGGATCGCATCGCAGCGTGGGTTGTAGGCTGATGACTGATATCCAAGCGATCCCTGGAGTTGTTATACCTCCTAGGGGTCGTATCATGGCGATCAAGCCTAAGGGCGGGGGCGGTGGTGGAACCCTACCGTACGAGGACACCGTGCTCGCCGACCACCCGGTTGCCTACTACCGACTCAACGCGGATCCACCTGTGGACAAAACTGGAATCACGGTTGTATACGGCGTCTTCAGCGGGGTGGAGTTCGGGAAGCCATCTATACTACCGAATGGTAATGGGGCGAGCGGGCGCTTCCCCAGTGGAGCGTACGTCCACATCAACGACAGTCTACCAGCGCCTCTTGGACCAACTTGGACAATTGAGGGTTGGATCAAGATGACGGGTGTCCCGAACTACCACGGTATGGTAACGGATTACTATCATGGGCTCGGAGCGTTAGTGCAGAGTCCGGGTGATGGTGTAGATCCGTTTACGTTCATGGTCGATTGGGGTGGGACAGACACACGGCACTTGAAGACAAGTGTCCCACAGTTGGACCTCAACATCCCTTATCACTTCGTTACCTCAGCTGAAGGTAGCACTGGACGACTCAAGGCGTACATCAATGGGGCGCTAGTCTACGATCAGCAACCTGGTGGGCCGGGAGCAGCTACTACTAGGCAATTCAAAATTGGTTCACAGGGTGGGGGTTGTCCCGAGTTCATGCAGGAGATTGCCGTCTACGACTATGTTCTGTCTCCTGCGCGCGTCCTGGCTCACTTCAATGCTGGTATGGGAACTTGATGTTCCATAAACGCTGCGATAGACTGATCGCTCATCTCGAGGAGCAGAACGAAGCACTGAGACAGATGAACGAGGCTTTAGTTCAGTCCCTCGCAGACGAGAAGGGTGTTGTAGTGCCGACGTTCACAGAACGCCAGGGTGAGGTCTACTACATGGACGACGCCCGCGAGTTGGAGCTACAAGAAAATGGCGAGACGCCCACCTGATTGGCCCCTGGGCCTAGGCCAGATCCAAGTCCCCTACGATCAAAGCGGAGTGCAGATGCCTGGAATGCAAGTCCCGGAGCCGGGCGGGACGATGAAGAAGATGCAGTTCGAGTTCACGGACCCAGCGGAGGCCGCGGCCCAGCAGGCGGCACAACCACAGGGGATCCCACCCGACGCGGGGATCATGCCGTCAGGTGCACAGGGTCAGGCTCCGATGCCCAGTGGCGCGGGAGGCATGGAGCAGCAGATGCCCATGCAGCAGCAGGATCCGGGTCAGATGCCGATGCTGGGCAACATGATGAACCAAGGTGGCCCAGATTCTTCGTTGTTCAGTGACGAGGATCTTGCCGGTTTAGTGTCGGAAGACCCGACGGAGCTCGAGGGAGCGCAACTAAGTGATTCCCTGATGGACCCGGGGACCGACCCTCAAATGCAGGAAATGATTCGCCAACGACTCATGCAGGCTGCAGGCAGGCAGATGGGAGGATTCTAATCTTGAGCGCTCCTAGCCCGGCGGCGAACTCCTCCCTCGTCGCGAGCGCTTGGGGGGTGGGCCGTGCGTTGTCCAGTCCTCGTCCGACCACGGTCCACCCTGATATCTCATGCCACTAAAAGTCCCAGAAAACGAAGAGTCCCTACACGAGTGGTCCCGCACCGTTGTAGAGGATGCCCGAGACCTACGACGAGGCCAAGAGGCCCTGTGGTGGGAACAGCTCTGTGTCTATGCGGGGGACCTATGGGTTGAGTTCAATCCCCACAGTAAACGCCTCGAAGAGCTACCGAAGCCGGAACACAGAATCCGCCTGCCGATCAACCTGACCTCCCCTGTAGTCAGGACAGAGTACGCCAAGCTCCTGAAGAACAAACCGCGAGCAGAGTGCGTCCCGGACTCCATCGATCAGTCATCCATCGACGCGGCGAAGATGGGAGACAAGCTCCTCTCTCACTACGTGGAGAAGAAATTCTCCATGCCGATTGTACGCCGAGAAGCGCTGATGTGGGCCCTGACGACGGGTCTCGGGGCTATCTTCGTAGACTATGATGATGCGGCTGAGGCAGAGGTCGAGGTCATGCTCGACACTAACCAGCAGGCGGTGTTCGAGCCCCAGGCAATCATGGAGGCACAGCAGGCCTGGAAAGAGAGGCATCAGAAGCCTAAGATGCAGAATATCCCTCAGGGGGAGCTGAGGATCAAGGCGCTAGGTCCGATGCAGTGGGGATGGGACTTCTCTTGTAGGAACCCGAAGGACGCTCAGTGGGCTTACGTCTCGGAAATCTATGACGTCCTCGCTGTGAAGAAGCGATGGGGTGTAGAGATCGAGGACACGGAGAACATTCGTCCAAACACCCTAGAGCAGAGGGTGATGGAACGAGTGGACTTCACTGGGTCGTTCAAGGGCTCTAACGTGAAGCCTCGCTCGCAGGACCTAGTCATGGTCCATCGTCTGTTCGTCCTGCCTGGTCACTACTACTTCCCTGAGGGTGCCGAGATCATCTTCACGGAGAACGAGATGATCGAGGCGACTCAGTTCCCGTTCGGACACGGCCAGCTTCCGTTCGGATGGATGGGGCACATCCCGCTCCCGGGATCACGCTACCCCCTATCTGTAGTCTCACAAATCCGCGACCCGGTCCTCGAGATCTCCAAGACTGAGTCCCAGCTGATCGAGAACAGAAACTTGATGGGGAATCCCCCGTGGATCGAGTACCACGAACATCAGATCCCTGACGACAAGTTGGTCAACAAGCCGGGTATGAGGATCAAGATCCCGTTCCGCCCGAACATGGACGACCCTCACCCTGTAGCTATGCCGGAGATGCCGGCCTACATTCAGCAGCTCCCCGATAGACTGGAGGCACATGTTCAGACAATCGCCGGACAGGGCGAGACCTCTCAAGGACAAGTTCCGCCCGGGGCCCGTTCTGGCGTGGCGATTGCATATCTACAGGAGGAAGATGATACGAAGCTGGGTCCGACGGTCCTAGAGTTCGAGGAGATGATCGAACGGGTCTCGTGGCAGACCCTGCGAGTCATGGCTGAGAACTACGAACTGCCACGTACGGATCGCATCTCGAGACCCGGTGTAGACCCCGAGGTTGTAGTATTCACGGGTACGATGCTTGGCTCCATCGCTGCTGTTGAGGTGCAAGCGGGCTCAGCGCTACCCCGAAGCAAGGCTGCACGTCAGCAGTTCACGATGGACCTATTCAGCATGGGCATCGAGCAAGACCCCGCAAAGGTCCGGGAAGAACTCGAACTCGGTTCAGAGGAGCCCAGCGACTACCAGCTGGCGATGGCCCAGGCCGACCGTGAGAACTTCCGGATGCAGAATGGGCAGCCTCAGAACGTCGAGGAGTGGTACAACCACCAGGCCCACATAGCTCGACACAGGCGCTTTATGATGAGCAAGGACTACGAGGCTCTGACTGAGCCGAACAAGAAGATCTTCCAGGACCATGACGTCCTGCATCAGAAGTTCCTGACAGGTGTAGCACAAGCTTCCCAGATGGGTGTCCCGACTCCGGGTCAGGAGTTCCCGCCAGCTCAGGGTGGCGCCCCCGCAGGTCAGTTCGCTCCTCAAGGTACAACTCAGTCGGGGGGAGGTGGTACCCCCACTAACGGCGCTGCTCCGACCCAAATGAATACCGTTCCACAATAGTGTAGGATAGTAAAGGTCCCTTAGGAGGTGACCTGAATGACTGAGAAGGTGAAGGACGAGAAGGACGAGAAGTCCAACGGCGAAAGCGAAGAGGACTTCAACGAGAGAAGGAAGGCTGAGGCTGAAACTCAGGGTCTGCCGGAGGGTGCTGTTCCCGAACAGCGTCCCCAGGCGTTCCTGCAGCCTGCTGATCCTCACTCTCGTGTCTACAACGATCTGGTGGAAGCCGAGGACGCGCGAGCGGGTAACAGCGGCGACCCCAACGTCGGGCCCCGCCACACGAAGGCGGACTTCGACCGTGCCTCTTCGAAGGCGCAGGCCAAGAAGTCCGCAGACGAGTCGCTCGGAGCGCAGAGGCTGTATCCCGGTGCTCGCGGTTGGATCAACAACCCCGACACCCCGGATCACGGTCGTGCCATCGCTATCAACGGCGTGGCGGAGTACGAGAACGAGGTTCAGGAGTTCGTGGCTACGCTCGGTACGCCTGCATCTCGGTTCGCCAAGGTGAAGTCGTACAACGCCGTGACCCGGGATGGCCGTTCGGAGCACATGGTCGTGGACGCCGAGCACATCCAGGCCGACGTCTCGGGTGGCGCAGAGTGGGGTAAGACTCCTCTGCTGAACAGGCCGGTGTAGTAATGGCGATTCCCGATCCCACCGGTGGTGGCGGCGGCGAAGAAGAGCTACTGGCTCAGATCAGGGCTCTACTCGATCAGTACCTCGCCATGGGGTCGGATACCCCTGTAGCACCGGAAGCCGAGGCACTGGCTGCATCCATCGACAGTGCCATGGGCGGAGGAGGAGAAGAAGCACTTCCCCCCGAGATGGGTGGGATGCCGCCCGAAGCGGGAGGGATGCCCCCTGACATGGGTGCCCCGCCACCCGACGCAGGAGGGATGCTCCCGACAGACGAATCACCCATGCCGGATATCGCGGGCATGATGCCAGAAGGTGGCATGCCGACTTCTTCACCGGGTCGGAATCCTCTCCGCGGTGCTAGTGATGCCGCGATGGAGGACATTCTCAAGAGGACAAAGAAGGGGACCAAGGGCTACTAGCCACAGTCCCAGGAGGTAAGAAGTATGTTCCTAACAAATCGACTGGGTCTTGTAGTGTACGAGACCCCAGGAGGCGCGCCAGGCGGCGCAGCTCCACAACCCACGCCACAGCCAGGGGCACCGGGCCAAGGGCAACAGGGTCAAGGGACAGGACTCCGCCAAACGCACTTCGCCAACGTGCCGGATGCCCAGTGGGCGGCCATCGAGCCTCACATTGGTCCCATCAATCAGCATGTGACCCAGCTCGAGCAGCGCTATGCCCCGCTCAAGGGATACTCTCCCGAAGGCATCCAGGGCCTGGCGCAGTTCGCGCAAGAGTTCGAGCGAGACCCTGTAGGAATGTGGATGAGAACCGCCCGCATGCTCCAAGACCGGGGCGTTCCAGGCATCGCTGACATGGACCTCGATCATCTCGAGGCCCTCCTCAGTGGGCAGGAGCCACCGGACGACGACTATGGTGCTGCTGTAGGCGGCATTGGGGGGTTCCCACCCGAAGCGACGCAACTCATCCAGCAGCTGCAGCAGAAAGTGGACCAGCTAGAACAGGGGTTTACGACTCAGCAGCAGCAGTCACGAGAGAGAACAGAAGATGCCGCCCTCCAGCGGCAACTCTCATGGATGAAGAACCAGCTCAGCGAAGCAGGAATTCAAGCAGAGCTGCTCACTCCCGAACGTCTCCTGTCCCAGTTCATCGCCCACCGTGGCAACGCTCAGGCGGCAGTCAAGGATGCTCAGGAGTACCGCACCGCAATCCTCCAGGGTCTCGTTCCTGACCCCAACAACCCCACTCCACGGCAGCAGAGGCGAACGCTGGAGCAGCCTAACGGCAACCCTCCGGCTCCTCAGCGCAAGGCTGGTACGAATCGCCGCGGTATGTTCGCGGACG